ATAATTTTCCGTCGTATCGCCCGGCACAAGCCGGCGGGTAAGGTGGGTCAATAGCCCCCACCACCACGCCCTTCGGGTGTAGCGGGACAAAAGCTTTTAGAGTGCGGGACAAGACATTTTAGAGCAAAATGCATTTGAGCGAGGGAAGGCGGCTGCCTTGCTTCAAACACTCAGATCGCTTATCTTCCGCGCGAGCGGAGGACGGGGGTTCAAATCCCTCCTTGGGGACTTTCGGGTCCGTGACGAACACGGGTAGCCCACCGCACGCAGCTCGGCCAGAAGGAGCACCGCTTTGCAAAGGCCCCGGAGTGATCCGGGGCCTTTGTCATTGGCAGCTATCGCAACCGGCTGATGATCAGCTCTCGCGCCGGCACAGAACCAGAGCCGATGCTATACTTCAGGGACACGGGCTTCAGGTCGAACTCCGCGAACAGCTCTCGGACCTCGGGGCGGTCGTTTAGGGTCATGATAAACGACCCTTTGAGCCGTCCTAAGAGGCTCTTAAGCTGCCCGAAATCCTCCCGTCCAAACATGCCGGCGCCATAATCGTTCTCGTTGCCCCAGTACGGCGGATCGAGGAAGAAGAGTGTCGCGGGTCTGTCGTAGCGTTCGATGAACGTCTGATAGGGCAGGCGCTCGATCGTGACCGAGGCCAGACGCTCGTGCACGTCCTCCAGGATCGGCACCAACCTGGTGATGTCGAGCCTTGCCGGCCGGTCGACTGACACCCCGAAGCTTCGGCCGTTGACCTTTCCCCCAAACGCGGTGCGCTGGAGATAAAGGAAGCGGGCAGCGCGCTCCAGGTCGGTCAGCGTGCTCGGATCGGTGGCCAGCAGGCGCTCGAAATCTGACCGCGTGGTGAGCTGGAAACGAAGCATGTCCAAGAACGCCACATAGTGGCGCTGAAGGATACGGTAAAAGGTCGCGATATCCTGCGACCAGTCGTTGATGATCTCGGCCTTGGGCCGGGATGTGCGCTTCAAAAAGATGCCACCCATTCCAACGAAAGGTTCGGCATAGGTGAGGTGATCGTGCCCGTCAATCAGCGGCACAAGGCGTTTGAAGAGCGCCTTTTTGCCGCCGATGTAAGGGGCAACGGGTGACACAGGTGCCACCCGCGCTTTGTATGTGGACTCCACAGTAGATTCACTCTTTCAATGATCTCGCCACCGCGCGTGGCGAGGGGGCTTTAGGCGGATCATGACCGCCAAGGGTGCAGGCTTTCGGCCCTGCGGGTTCGGGCATTGCAGTGCCCCAACCTCCCCTCCCTTCGGAGGGAAGGCATCTCAAAAGCCGACGGCCCACCAGGGGATATCGATCGTCGGGTTATTGTTGACCTGCTGGTTGCCCAGCGTGCATTGCGTCTTCGTCGGTATTCCGACCAACTGCGCGAAGGCGTCCGAGCCGCTGTTCCAGGCCGAAATGCGTGAACCGGGATAGACGCCCCAGCAGGCGTTCGGGAACGGCACGGGAAAATTGAGGACGCTTGTGGCGTCGGGCCCGACCGTGCTGACGACGCCGCCCTGGACGATGACGTCGACCACGGCGCCGGCGATATTGACCGGAATGGTGACCGACCAGTTGCCGCCCCATGCGCCGCCACCGGAGACACCCGTCAGGCCGAGGTTGCCGAGCGCCGTCGGCAGGCTGGCGAGGTCGCCAAGGTTCGACGCCTTGGCCAGGCTCGCCGCCTCGGCATTAGCCTGCGCCGTCGAGGCGTAGCCGGCCGCCGTAGTTTCGGCGGCATTTTGCGCTTCCGAGATCAGGTAGTTGATGCCATCCAGGACCTGGTTCTGATCGGCGCCGGTCTGATCGAGCGCAACGCCGGGCTTGGCCAGCGCGACATTGCACAATTCGCCCTGCACCACGTTCGGCCATTTGGCGCCGAGCCGCGTCGCCTGTTGGCCTGGCGCCGGCAGAACGAATTCGCCACCGACATTTCCGGGTTCATCTACCTTAAGCATGGTCGTTCCTAAGCAAAAAAGACGGTGGTGTGCGCGGGCTTGTCGCGGGTGATGACGCACTGCAGGTTCAGGCCCGTGCCGGCGTCGGCCAGGACATTGACGCGCCAATAGAAGGCCCAGCTGTCGTCATAGAGCGGCTGGTCGACCGTAGAGGCGGTGGTGAAGGCCTGAAACTCGTCGATCGAGATGGTGTAACCGAGCTTGGCTGCCTGCGCCGTGAAGTAGGGAATGGACTGACCGCCGACCGCCGTCTGCTTTTGCCAGACGGCCGCCTGACGGGCGTCGGTGGTCGAGGCGATGACGTTGCAGCTGTCGGGAAGCCCGAACTCGGCTTCCCATTCGGGAAGTGCCTCGACGGCCATGCGCGGGCGCGCCTCCGTCATCAGCTGCTGGACGCGGTCACCTATGCGCGAAAAGGTGAGGGCCACGCCCGCGAACAGCTTGCCGATGGTGCTGCCGGCCTCGCGGGCACGCGTCCAGGCATCGCCCCTGGGGAGGAGTTGCAGGGCCTGATGGGTATAGTCGTCGCTTGTCGCCATGCTACCAGCCTGTCACCCCGCCAAAAGTCGGAAGGTAGCCGGCCGCGGTGACTACATCGGCGGCCGGCGCCGTCAGCGCATAGTCGTCGATGCCGGCGGTCTCGCCGATCGCGTCACGCATATGGCTCAAAAGGATTGCCCCCCCTTCGGCCGTGCCCTCGCGGACGATCAGGTCGGCGAGCGATCCTTCCACGGCCGTCCTGAGCAGCGCATTGTCGGGTGAGATCGTCAGCGTGAAGTCGATCGGGCTGGCGATCGGCGCAAACGGCACGACACGCGCAGTCACCGGCCGAAGCGGTGCGATATAGGTGCTCATGGCCGTAAGATCATCGCTGGTCGGGATGATATTGGTGCGGCGGTCGAAGACGAAGCCCAGGCCGACACTGCCGACGCCGTCCCAGCCGGGAATAACCCATGAACGAGTGATCCCGCTTATCGCGGCCGACACCCATTGCTCATAGTCGGACTGAGATCCCCCTTGCGGCGGGTTGCGCTTCCTCTGCTTCACCCGGGCGCGCAGGCTGTCGATCGTCTCCTGGTCGACCCCGCCGGCCACGCCGCCTGCGGCGACCGTCGCCGAGCTGCTGACGCCCGCGACCGGCGAGACGAAGGTCAGGATGGTCCCCGCGGCGAGGTTGCTCGCGACACCGCCCTGGGAGGCCGCCACGGCGACCACGGCCACGCCGCCGGCAATCGTCGCATCGGCCGTTGTGGTGTACTGCAAGATATTGCCGGCGGCGTCCTGGTACTGCAGCGCCGCGCCGGAGAGCACCGTGTTGCCGTCGGCGCCCGTGAGATCGATATTGCCGCCGGCGAAGCTGGCCGGCGTCAGGGACAGGCCGTAATCCGCCGCCTGCTCCAGGACATGGGCGTCATCGGCCGAGTCGATGAACAGGTTCTTCCAGTTGGCGATGATGAAGCCATAAAGCGCGAACGCCAGCCCGCAGAGCACCCGCACGATGACACTCAACATCGAGCGGCGCAGCCGGCTGTCGGCGCCGGTCAGCTTGCCGTCGATATCGCTCTCGGCGGCGGCGATCAGGCTGGAAAGTGTGGGTCGGCTAACCATTGAGCCCCTGCCATACGTAGCTGAATTCGGAGTTGTTGCCGCCGGGCTTTGTGATGACCGCGGTCAGAAGGATGCCGGCCGTCGACTGGGCCCCGGCCGAGACGTCGACCGCCGCCGCAACACCGTCGGCGATCATCCACTGCAGGCCCTCACGGGCATAGTCGGCCGCCAGCCGAATGACCTCCGCCGTGCGCTTGCTGCGCTTTAGCAGCCAGAGGCGCGACCCGATGCGGTCGCCGTCGACTCGAGCATTGTAATCACCCCACCATCCGCGGCCGTCGTTCGTGCCGTCCGGGATGACGTCGCCGGGCTTCGCCGGCGCGTCGGTGAACCAGCTCATATAGATGGCGGTGGCGAGGCCGGTTTCCGATTTCAGGTCCGCACCGTCCAGGGCGGCATCGAAGTCCATGGTATCGGGGTCGAAGATCAGGGCGATATCGGTCATTTCGCCTTCACCGTCGTCGCTGGACTGTCATCCGAAAGCTTGACCTGTTTCACGGCGCCATTGCCGAGGGTCGAATTGCCTTTGACCTGCAGATCGCCCTGGAGCGTGGCCGTGTCCGTCACGGTCAACTTGCCGGTAATCGTGGTGTCGGCCGTGATCGCCAGCGACGCGGCCTGCAAGGTGACCGGTAGGGAGGTAGCGATCGAAATGCCATCCCGGCCGAGGTGAACGACCTGGCCCTGGTCATCGGCCAGGGCGACATCGCCATTGGCCAGGTTCTTCAGCCGGTACCGGCGATCGTGGGTGGCGATGACCACGCCATGGCTGCGCACGCCGCCCAGGCAGGCGACGACCGCCTCGGCGCCGGGCTTCGGGCGGGAATGGAAACCATAGAGGCCGAAGCTCTCCATGCCGTCCAAGGTCTCGTCCGCCAACGCGTTAGCCTGCACCGTCTGGAAGCTGCCGGCATCATTGGTCAGGGCCACGACGGCCCGGCTTATCAGAAGCCGAAACTGCCGTTTCATCGGGTCTAAAAGACGTTTAAGGCTCATTTTGCCGCAAACCCCTTTTCGATGATCGTACCGGGCTGAAGGCCGGACATAAGGTCGCCGCTGCCCTTGGATTTCGAGGTTTGCGGTCCGGGATCTTCTTCGTCGAGCGGCTCGATGGTGAAGGCTTCCTTCCTTACGAGGCTCAAGCGGCTGTATTTGCCTTTCGAGCCGTCGACAACGAACTCGACCTCCGAGATCATCAGCGTCATGTCGACCTCGTCGGACGGCGCATGCACCGGGATCAAGGTGCCGGTTTCCCACAGCTTGCCCTCGTCGTCGCGCCAGCCGCGGACCTCGATCGTGATGTTCTGCGACTTGGCGGACCGGGTGGTCGCCTCCCACCTGGCCCGCGTCTTCAGGCTGGCCGGCGTGCCCTGTTCGTCGGCGATGATGACGGTCGGCCGATAGCGGGTGACGCCGATATCCTTGGCACTTCCGCTCGGCGCGGCGGCGTCATCCGGCGTGTTGTCATCTCCGCCCTGGGCCTGGCCCTTGGCCACATAAACGCTGAACAGATCCTTGGCATCGTCCTTGACGTCGATGTCCTGTATATTGCGGCCTTCCTCCAGCGACCCCTTGACCAGGCGCAGCGACGGCGTGAACAACAGGACGTCGCCGGCGTTGTCGGTGCCGACAATGACGCCGCGCATGCGGCAGGCGCGGGTGATGGCGGCGAAGACCTCTTCGCCCGGCTCGGCCGCGAATATCTTGAAAGCCGTCCCGGTCGACGTCTGGACTTTCAGCTTCAGGCCGAACGGCTTGATCAAATCGGCGGCGATGCGCTCCAGCTTTTGGCCCTTCCAGGTGGTCGGCGTGCTGGCGATCGAACAGTCGATCAGGTCGCAGGTGATATCGCGTCCAGACACCGTGATCGTGTGGGTCTTCGCATCGCGCTTGCGATTGCGCTCCTCGATCCAACCGGTGATGAGCCGCTCCTGGCCGATCCACACCTCGCAGCGCGCGCCGATCCGGACGGACTGGCGGCTCAGCTGCCCCGGCCAGCGTTCGGTAATGGTAAGGCGGAAGGTGCTGGCCAGCGCCGCCAGTACCTGACGCACCGACACGGCCTCCCAGCCGCCATAGACCGTCCCCTCGATCTTCAGGACGATTTCGTCAGCCATCGGTCAGCACCTCCAGCGCGTGGCCGCCCGGCACGAAGCCCGGATGGACGATGCCGTTGCGGGCGACGATATCGGCGTAATTGTCTTCCAGGCTGTCGATCTCGGCGAACAGGCGCGCGGCCAGAAGGAGGGCCGGAATCGTTCCGGCCGGCGTGAAGCTATAGAGGTGCTGCAGCGAGCCACCGCGCGCCGTGACATCGGCGACCATGGCCTGGCGGGCGGCCTCTATCGCCGCGAAGGCATCGTCCTGGAACGCATCGGCCGCCGCGATCGCCAAGGTGTCCATCGCCTCGTCCAGGGCATCACGGGCCGACACCGCGTCCTCGTAGCTGCTGAAGGACGTATTGGCGACGGCCCTCACCGAGGCGGCGGCGGCGCCACGTTGAACGAAGGCGACCATGGCCGCCTGATTGGCGGCTTGCTGGACGCGCGCCGGCGTCGAACCGTCGACCGGCAACAGGTCGACGCCGAAGGACATCAGAGGAGAAAGCACGCCGATCAGCGCCTGAGGCGTGGCCGCGATCTGAGAAAGCCCCTGGATCAGGCTGCTTAGCTTCGCGCCGAGGGTCACGGGCGACTCGGCCAGGCCGAGCAGGTCGCCCTTGATGGCCAGAGCCTGAGATACGAAGCTGTCGAGCGGCTGGCCGTAGCCTGTCAGCTGGGCGGCCGCGCTGGAAATAGTCTGCTGGGCCTTGCCGATCATATCTTCCGCGGCCGTCGCCACGAAGGACGGCTGCCCGGTGATCGACAGGTTGGCGCCGAGATCGGTCTGGTTCTGGACGTCCAGGACGTCGGCGGCATCGAGCGCGACAAAGTTGGTGTCGACCGCTCTCGCTGGCTGCGTCTTGGCTTGGGCAATCTCGGTGAACTCAAGCCGGAACCGGCACCATCCACCCTCCTCGGCATGGTGGGTCACCGTACACGGGCCGGGCAGCACGTACTTCTGACCGAAATAGGGATGGATCAGGAAGCCCGCCGTGGCCTGGTCCTCGATCACCGACATCAGCGCATCGCGACGCGCCATGAAGTCGTCGCCGGGCTTAACTACGGCTTCGAAGGTGTATTTGCGGGCCTTTTTGCCGAGATCCTCGCCGTCGGCGTCATCACGGAAGGGGTATTCGTGGGTGAGGTTGCGGCGGCCGAACGGCAGTTCGTCCGTCAGCACCTCGAAGGGCACGGCTTTGTAGGAGGCCGGCCGCAGATTGTCGCGCCAACTGGCCATCAATGCGCACCCTGAAAGCCGTTGAGCGCCTGATGGACGGCCGTCTCGACCCCGTCCGAAGCTGTGACGCTTTTGACCGTCCCTGGCCCATGCACGACGATATCGGCGCGCAGATGGTTCTTGCCCGTCGCGGCGCCCGGGGGTGTGGTGGCCGATCCCGTCCCATTGAACAGGCTCGACCAGGGGCCGGCCTGCGAGGGCTTCATATTCGGCCCGTTGTGCAGCGGCATCCACATGCTGCTTCCAGGCAGAACGGTGTCCATCGCCGCCGTGCTGGCGGCGTACGAGATTGCGTCACGCAGTGGCTTCGGGATGGAATTCCACATCCTGTTGATCGCCGCGCCGACGTCGTCGAAAACCTTCACCACCTCGTTCCAATGGGTGACGATCTGGTAAGCGCCCAGCATGAGCTGGTGTATCCAGTCCGGCACGAAGGGGCTTGTCGTCAGGAAGTCGAGGAAACCGGCGAACCACTTCTTGACGGTGTCCCAGTGCGTGACGACCAGGAAGGCCGCCGCCGCCAGCGCCGCGACAGCGAGGATGATCAACCCGATCGGGCCCATCGCCACGTCAAGGCCGAGGAAGGCGGCGCCGGCGGCGATGACGGCCGGCACAACGCCTTCAGCTGCAGCCATGACCTCGGCGATCGCGGTTCCCACTTCGTATAGCATCACGCCGATACGGAGCGTCTTGAAGAACAGCCACCCCGCGATGAACCCTTCGATCACATTGGTGAAACCGCCCAGCTTGTCGACCAGCGCCGTGACACCACTGACCAACTCGGCGAAGTCGGAGATCAGCTTGATCCAGTCGATTTTCGTGACTAACTCGCGAATTGCGAAATAGATCTTCACGGCGCCAGCGGCGATCTTATCGGCCCACTTCTGCAAGATGGCGTCATGAGCTGGATTGCCGAGCCAGTCGGAAAGCTTAGCCAGGTCATCTTTTAGGGCGTTCCAAACGCCGGAATTAGCGACCATTGTCGCGAAGCGCCACCATGCACTGGTGAGATTGGACATGAGACCGTCCCATGTCCTGGCATAGAGGGCCATGCCGCCTGCAGAGGTGCTTTCGAAAGCCTTCACCACCAAAGCCGCGACCGCATCGCTGCCTTTTTGAGCAAAGCCCGCGTGCCATTGTCCGGTTTTGGGGTCGACCCAGGACAGCCGCACCTGGTTCTTGTCCTCTTTGGCATGGATGCCGAAAAGTTTTAACTCCCTATACATGCCATTCACCGCGTCGACCATGGCGAGGGAACCTTGCCACAGCTTTTTGCCGTGTGCCCCCGACGCATCCGCGACGGCCTGAAGAGCGCCTTGTTCCGGTTTAAGGCCGTACGACTGCAACTGCGTATAGGTATCAGCGACCTGTTCGTAGTCGTAAGGCGCCTTACGCTCGAACATGCTGATCCATTTCATCGCACGGTCGGCGCCGGCGGCGCTGCCTGTCGTGGTGGTCAATGCGGCGCGAAAACGATCCTGTGTGGCATTGATGTGGATGAAGTCGCGGCCCAGCTCATAGGCGCCGAAAGCGCCCAGAAAGCCGAGCCCCATGCCGAACAAGCCACCACGGCCACCCTGCTTCCGCATGCGGTCTGCAGTGAACCCGTATTTTTCCAGCACCTTCTGGGCGGCGGAAATTCGTTGCGACATCGTCGTGACCGCCGGCGTCACCTTATCGGCCGCCTTTTCGATGAACTGGAACGATAAGGCGGTGTTGCGCGCCGTGCGGCTGACGGTATCAAAGCTCTTCGATGCGCCCGCGCCGGCCTTGTCCGCCGCGTCGAAGGCTTTCGACGTGCCTTTGAGGACGTTGTCGATGCCTTTCAGCGGCGCCGTGATCTTGTCGATCAGGGAAAAGACGGCTTTGAGGTTAAACTGGGCGCTCATTGGTCACACGTTGCGCCTGGTCGAGCCAAGCCTGCATTTCGACCAGGTCGAACTGGTCCAGTTCCGGGGGCTGGAAATGGAAGACGGCGGCTATGACGCCGATGACGTCTCGCCAGTTTCCGGGTCTTTGGGCAAAAAACGGCCGATGATCTCGTTGATGGCGTTGAAATCCACCATCGAAAGCTTTTCGATGACGGCCTCGGATTGCCCGGTCAGCCGGGCGGCCAGGACGATGGCGCCCGCGATCTTCTTGTCACGGTAGGCGTCCATGACCTTCATATCGCCGACAACCATCGGGCGGATACGAACAGTCTCGACCCTTTCGACGCGGTCCTCGGCGGCCGCCTTCTTAAAGATCATCTCGACGGGAACCGTCAGCTCGTAGTCGACGGGTTCGTTGACGAATTGGGCCATCAGATCATCTCCTCAGCGGGCTCACCTTCAATGGTGATCTTGGTTTTGCCCCCTTCGCTCAGGCTTGGCGTCGTGGTGCTCCACGCGTTGGGGATCACGTAATTCTGGCCGGTGTCCGTCTGGACCTCGACCATTTGCCCAGCGAAATTGAAGGTCTCGACGCTGTCGCCGACACCGAATTCGGCTTCGAACTCCAGCTTCGATTGGGCGAGCTTCTCGGTGTAGCCGAGCACCCTGGTCGATCCGACCTGGGTGTCGCGCGCGTCGCCTCCGGTGTCGAAGGTTGCACCGGGGAAATTTCCGACAACAACACCGGCGATCTTGATCGTCGTTTTGCCGTAGAGCTTCTTGGCAGCCATGGCCGCTCCTTAAAGGACGAACTGGATCTGGGACGCCAGAACCAGGAATTGGTTGATGATGTTGGGGCTGTCGATCGTCAGCACCGTGTTGAGGTCCGTCGTGCTGCGCTGAACGACCAGAGAGGTCTTGTAGGTCGGCAGATCGTCCTCGATCAGGGCCGCTTCGATCCACGCCTTGTACTGGGTGACGATCGCCGCCTTGATCGTCTTGGGCGTGGCAACCTTCTGACCGGCGCCGTAGTTCGTGCCGTCATTGCCCAGCTTGTAGCGCTGGAAGGTCGTCGCGATCATGTAGCGGCGCGACCAGCGCAGATAGGCCAGCGTCGTCATGGTGGTGACGTCGCGATAGGTCGGGTCCGGGAAGCCCAGGCTGTTGAGCGTGTCCGTGGTGACCAGGCGCTCGATGCAGACATTGCCGGCGTCGTCGATCGTATAGGTCCCGATGCCGTCCTCGAGGCAGTATTCCCGCTCCTGCCGCGTCATGCGGTCGGCCGGCGCCGGCGCCTTGATGCCGACCAGGACGAGGCCGGTCAGGGGCTGGGCCGGGTCATTGCTGGTCGACTGATGCGCCTGGGCGGCCGTGGCCGCCGCCAGCTCCCAGCTGGGGCTCGGCAATGCCCGGATGCCGCCGATGACGGTGAACGGGCTGTTGCGGCTCTGGCCGAGCGTTTCGAGGTTGCCCACGACGTCGACCGACGCCGTATAGGCGAGGCCGTCATTCTGGTACATGCCGCCGAACCGGGTGAGCAGCCAGTTTTCCAACGTCGTCAGGTTGGTGGCATCGCTGAACGCGTGAACGATCGAGGCGAAGGGCTGATCGCCGATCGCGGTGATCGCCGCGGTGATGTCGGGAACGCCGGTACCGGCGTTCGCCACAGCGATCGCATAGGTCACCCCGGCCGGCACGGCATCCTGCGGATCGTAGCCGACACGGATGTCCAGCCCGTTGCCGATCGCGCCCTTGTGGGCGAAAGTGATGGACACCACGCCCAGGGCGGAGGTCGCCGTCGCCGGCAGGTCGAGATCCGCGTTGATGGCGGCGGCAATCGCCGTGGCGATCGAGGCGACACTGGCGCCCGATTGCACCGCGACCGGATAGGACTTGCCGCCGATGTAGAGTGGCAGCGTGCCGTTCGCGGTCGGCTGGGTCGAGACGGTGAACGTCCAGGACGCCTTCGAGCCGGAGACCAGATCGTTGACGGCCACCATCCACAATTCGGACGACGAGTCGTTCGCCTTGTACCGGGCGATCATGTTGGCCAGGATCGAGCCGGCGCCGGCGAGCTGCTTGCCGAGGTCGGCCGAGTCGACGCGAACCAGCGTGTTGATCGCGGCGGTACCGGAGGCCAGGCGCTGGCCGATGATGACGGCGCGTCGCCGCGGCACCGGCAGCCCGCGGAAGGCTTTGGAGCCGTCGATCTCGATATAGACGCCAGGCGTCAGAATGTTGGCCGGAATGGTGTTGAAGCTGATCTCGGGCATGATCAGTTGTCCTTATCGTTGTCGGTCTTGGGCGCCTTCAGCGCCGGCGCCGGCGGAGGGGGCGGGGGCGCGGGCGGCGCCGGCGGCGCGGCCGGAACGTCCTGGGCGTCCGGATCGGGCTGGGGGTCGCTGACGACGACATCGCCGTCCAGGCGCCGGCGTTCCCAGTAGACGGACCATTCGACCCAGTCGCCCTTGGCCGGCAGGTTCTGCTTGCCGTGGTCGGGCGAGCGGACGGTGCGGCCGTCGCCGGGTTTCACATGGACGCGGCCGGAATAGACGACCGGGTCTTTTTCTTCGCTGGCCAAGTCAGGCCTCCTCTTGCGGAACGTCGATGACGTCTTCGGCATCCGGCACCCAACCGGCCGGCTTCGGGTTGGTGAAAGGCGGGACGTCCCATTTGACGTCCATCACCTGAAGCTGGCCTTCGAACTCGCCGGTCAGGTCGAGATAGTCGGGCTCGAGCATGAAGCGGGTGGTGAACTCGACGGCCAGCATGGACAGGCCCAGCTCGCGCATCTTCGGCGTCGACTGGACGAACTTAAGGGCTTGGAACGAGCAGGCCTCGATCCAGTTGAGATCCAGCTGCGAGCCGTTGATCATGGCGATGACATCCGTCGCCAGCTGGTAGCTGCCGGGCTCGTTCGGCAGGCCTGGAGTGCCTTGGCGGCTGAAGGTCTCGTTGCGCAGGTTCTTGGCCGCCACAACGACGCCGAAATGGGCCATGACGTAGCTGCCGGCGCCGACGCGGTCGATCACCGTCAAGCCGCCGAAGGTGACCCAGACGGCGGGATAGTCCAGCCTCTTATTGGCCAGATAGGCGTCCCAGTCAGCCGGGTAGGTGTCGAAGTCGCGGATCTTGTATCCGAGCACCCCGGCATCCGATGCCTTTTTCAGGCGGGCAACGACCGCGTTTTCCAGTTCACCGAACATCTACGCCCCCACCGCGAGACCGAAGTCGTCGATGATGATGTCGCCGATATGGGCCTGGTCGTTGTCGTTGAGGCCGATGAACGGCCGCGCCGGCAGCGTGACGTGATGGGCGAAGACGAGCCCGATGCCCGGCAGCTGAAACGCCAGCGCCTTGGCCGTTCTGGGCTCGATCGTGCCGCCGGTCTGCTGGATATTGGCGTAGACCATATTGGTGCCGACAACGGCTTCCGTTCGGGTCGCCTCGTTGGTGACGCTCTGCATCAGGTTGGTCGACAGGATCAGCGTCTTGCCGCCCTCGGCCTGGACGCGCTTCGAGGGCGCCCACGGCACGCCGTCGGGACCGACGCCGGCCTGGAAGCGCAGCTTGGTCGACTCCTCCATGTAGCGGCCGACATTCTGCATGGTCGGCAGCGGATCGTGGCCCCAGGCGATGGCGCGATTGACGGCGGCCATCAGGGCCGGGAAGTTCTGCAGGGAGACGGTCTGTTGCATCAGAGCCCCCTCAGGCTGTCGCGGCTGAAGGTGCGGTCCGTGCTGGTCAGCTCAATGACCTCGTCCTTCGGCGCGGGCTCGATGCCGGCGACGTCCAGCTTGGCGACGCCCTTGGCCAGGGACTTCAGCCAGTCGACGGCCGAGGTGCGGGCGGACGTGACGTGCTCGGGCGGCGGGTTCTTGTAGAGATTGAAGCGGGCGAGCGCGACGCACGGCCCGATCAGGACAGTGGGCACGGTGGCCAGCGGCAACAGGTACTGGGCGCCGATATAGGTGTCCATCATGTCGCTGGCGTCGTTCAGTGCGGCGGTGAGCTTGGCCTGATCGATCACGCCTGCGCCCGCTTCGTCGGTGAGCTGGATCAGCTCATCGTCGTTGATGCGGTCGCGCATGTTCTGAAGGGTGGCGTAGCTCACGAAAATCCTCGGTTCAAAAAAGCCGGCGGCGCGATACCGCCGGCTTTGCTTATTTGGGCCTTTGGCCCCGCTTAATTGCCCATCGCGGCGCGCATGCGCGCTTGCCGGGACTGGACGTCATGCTGAATGCGGCGCGACTCATAGGCCACGCGACGTGCGTTCAAGATGATGCCCAGGGCGAACTGGAAGGCGACAATCGCCGGATGCCGGAACTGGATGACGGTTGCCACGACCAGGACGGACAGGGCGGCAAAGGCCAGGATCGGCACGACCGTGGGATAGGCGTAGACCATGGCGGGTTCACCGGCCATCGCCGCGACTGCGCCGACCGTGGCGGCGCAAAGCACGCCGATCAGGCCGACGCCGATACTGGTGATGTTGAGACGACGGTTCACGAACGTTTCCTTCAAAAAATGGGGCGGCGGCTATTCAGGGAACCGCCGCCCAGGTCAACAGGGAGGAAATCAGGCCTGCGGCTCGTCCTGGGACTTGTCGTCGGCCTTCGCATCCGGCGTGTCCGGCGCCGGGGTGCTGGGGTCGCGCTCCAAGGTCGGCTCGGCCGTCGGGAGCACGGTGTTGATCGCGTCCTGGGCGCTTTCGGCGTCCTGGGCAGCTTCGAGGCGGCCGATGCCGGCCTGGATGACGTCGGGCGCCGGCAGCGGGAGCCAGTTGCCGTCCTCGTCCTTGCCGTGGACCTTGACGCCGGGCTCCAGGGTCAGGGCGAGCAGCTTCTTGAAGCCGTCGACCGTGCACTGGATCTCGTGCTCGGCCCAGGCGCGGGCGGTCCCCAGGACCAGGCCGGCGCGGATCTTGACGCCGGTCGACTGGGTGCGGATGGTGAGGGTTTGGGGGGCTTCGAACATCAGGGAAGCCTCATCGAGCCGTCGATCAGCTCGACATCCTGGTAATAGATATTGGACGCGCCGGCGGCGTTGAACTGCGCCTTGATCAGCTGCAGGGCCGCCGACCGGTTGCTGGCGCCGTAGACCAGGTGCGTCGGCTTGATGCCGAGCGGCCGCCCTTCGTCGTCGGTCAGGGACGTCATGGCCGCCAGCATCGCCGCATAGTTGGCGGCGTTCAGCGGGCCGTCGCAATACGAGGCGTAGTGCGGGAACGAATAGCCGGCGACCGAACGGGCGAACGAGCCGATCGGGATCTTCCGGTTATTGAAGACGTAGGAGTCCGCCGGGTTGGTGACCATGGTGAACTCGGGCGCCTTGCGCTCCTGGTAGATGAACGGCTTGATCTCCTGGTTCAGGGCGACCAAGTACCAGGGGTTACCAGACCCGTCGCCGAACTTGTTGGAGAAGACCGCGCCGGCATCGCCGACCGGATGATCGGGATCGAAGAAATGCTGGCCGTCATAGCAGAGCGTTGTCAGGCCGGCCTTCAGAGCGGCGGCGATCTGGATTTCCGGCAGTTCGCCGGAGCCGGTCTGGCCCCACTTGGCGACGATGCCGGTCCAAATGCCGAGCTTGTCGTCCTCGACCTGTTCGATCGGAATTTCGGCCGTCTTTTCCCAGCTCTGGTTGATCAGGATATAGTCCTTTTCGGCGAAGGACTTGTAGTGACGTTCGCCGAGGAACGGGCGCCACTGCGGCATGGCGGCCAGCCAGCCATAGGTTTCGAGCTTCGCGGTCGACTCGACGCGCGTGGCCAGTTGCGCGAACGGCGACTGGGCCGGCTGAAGCGCATTCTGGAAGGTGGTCTGGAAGCCGACATTGATGGCTTCGAGAGCGGCCTGGGTTACGAGCATAGCTGATCCTTAGAGGCTTAGCGGCCCGGGCCGCAGTTGACCCAGACTCCGTCGGCGTCGACATCGACAATGATGCCGCCGGTGATGCGGGTATTGGTGGCGGAGGTGAGTGCAACCGTCTGGTCGTCGACCAGGTAGCACTGGGTGCCGACGGCGGCGTAGGTGATGAGGTCCGCGTTCGCGGAGTTGACGAAGAGCGCAACGCCGAAACGGACCTTCGCCGTAATGGCGCCGGCGGCGCCGGCCGAGTTATCATAGGTCTGCTCGGCGTAGCCATAGGCGCGATCGGTGGTCGACGCGCGGGCGGGGCGGAGGTTGCCGGCATTGTCGATCACGACGCGGGCACCGGCATAGATGACGACGCCGGCGGCGACCGGGCCGGTGGCATAGTCACCCTTGCGGGTTTGGAGCTTGCGGGCGGCGGCCAGCGCGGTCATTGGCGACCCTCCAGACCCTTGGCATAGTCAGCGGGCTTGATGCCCAAGGCCGACGCCGCCTGCCGCTGGACCGTGGTCAGGCCGAGAACCGGATCGCCGGCCGGCGCGCCACCCGTCACGACCGAACCGGCGGCGACGATGACCGGCGCGGTGCCGAGATAGGCCTGGAAGGTGGCGAAGTCCTTGCGCGCCCAGGCCAGCATGCTTTCGCGGCTGGCGGGGACGATCTTGCCGTCCTTGACGGCCTGGTCGACCACGGCGGCGACCTTGTCGCCCTCCAGGGCGCCGAGGCGCGTCTGCATGTCGGCGAAGACCGAGGCGGGCACGATGACATCGCCCTCGCCGGCGACCTTTTTGGGGTCGGGCTTGAGCGCGGCGCCGGCGGCGGCGATTTGTTCGGCCGTGGCGTCGGAGGCGACGCCCAGGGCGGCCGAGGCCGCCGACAGGCGCGCGGCCTGGGCGGTCTGGGCAGCGAGGATCTGATCCAGCGTCGCGTCAGCGGGCAGGCCCAGGCTCACCGCCAAAGCGGAGAGGTTCATTTCGGGTTCCTTGGTGGAGTGGAAGCGCGACGCGGCGACGCGGGTAAGCCCCGCGATCGCCGGGTCGTTGGTGAGGCCGCCGCCGTAAAGCCCGGTGACCTCGCCGTTCTTCACCCCCATGAGGGGCGAGAAATACTTGTATTGCTTGCCGGTGATCGCCGCCGCCGCCTGCGGCGTCCAGTCGATGTCGTTGGCATAGACGCCGTCGGCCTCGGCCGAAAGATTGGCGGTCTTGACCCAGCCGGACGCCGGGGCCTGCCCACCCGGGCCGCCCTTGGTTATGGTGTTCAGCGTCTGGTGGTCGAAATCCAGCGGCATATCTTCGGGCGACCAATAGGCCGTGGCCGCGGCGACCACCTTGGCCGGATCGACCCTCAGCGGCGCGCGGCCGTCCTTCAGCTTCACAACGCCGGCGGGCAGGACGCGGATGCGGCGCAGGGGCTGACCGTCGGCGCCGGCCACGGAAATGGCCGACGCGCTTACGATCACTTCTTCATGGGAGGAATTCCCCTTAGACACAGCCGATTTGCCCCGATAAGCATCCGTTACCAGGGCAGAATAGACAGGGCTGGGAGGGGGTTTTAACCCTGAACAGGTTCAGGGTAACGGGCCTTTAATGGCCGCTTTGGTCGCCCTTAAGCGGCACCACGTCGAAGGTCCAGGCGCCCTTGGAGAAATCCACGGTGACGCGCCGATTGTCAATGTCCTTCGTGTATCGGCGCACGATCGCGTAGAGTTGCGGCCTCGGCGCACCATTGCCTTTACCCGCCGTATCGATTACGATCGCCGCAGCCCCGGCATCGGTTTGGACGTCGAGGACGAGGCGCTTGGCAATGTCCAGCGCATCGGCCGTGCCGGGGTACTTCCACAAAGTCTTTGCCGCCAACAGCCACCGTCCGCGCCGCAGCTCGGCGATGTAGACATAGACGCCGGCGCGCGACTTCGAGACGAACCCGATAAGGTCGGCACCCAGTCGGCTCTTCATCCCATAGACGACGTGATCCGGAGCGGCGACGATTCCGGGCAGACGCTGCAGATCCGCTGCGCCGATCGGCAACTGGCCGCGCAGACCTTCGCGCAGGCTGCCGTGTTTCTTGAGGATATGCCGGACGGCCGAGGGGTCGAGCGCATGATCGAAATCGGCGATCTCGACCTGGTGCTTGGCCGATAAGTCCGACAACCAGGTCGGCACCTTGGCGAAGCGGACTGTCCCGGCCTGATCGCCGCGCTTACCCGCCTCCTGGACGACGCTGTCGATCGACGCGTCGGTCGCGCGGCTGCCGGCGGCGCGCGGCTCCCACGTCCACTCGGCCTTGTCGTAGCTCTTCAGCGCCTGGGCGGCGTCGGGCAGATGATGGAGCAGATCCGGACGCGGCACCGCCAGCCCGCCGGCGTCGTTGCGGAACATCCCGTCGCCGATCGCCAGCGGCCAGCCGTCCTTATCCTTGATGACCTTGCCGCCCTGATCGCCGAGCTTCAGCCCGAACTCCTCGAGGAAGGCATCCTTGGCGGCGCCCAGCTCGGCATCGTCGACCACGGCCGTCTCGCCGATCGGCGCGGCCGGCGCCGGCATCATGCCGCGCAGAGGGGCCTTGCCGACGTTGTAATTCCATCCGGCGTCGATGCCTTCCTCGATGCGCGAGATCTCGCCGGTGCGCGGATTGACATAGGTACGCAGCGGGAACTGGGTCGGCCGCTCCGTCACCTTCAGCCCGCGCTGATCCAGCATGCGCTTCGAGAGGCTGTGAACCGAACAATTGCACCCCCACGCGCACGGCGGATAGTGCGTATCCCACCACGGATCGTCGATTGGCAGGCAAGTGCCGGACCACGCCACATGCTGCGGCCGGGGATATCGGTCCGAGTTGTGCTGGAAGACCATGTACGGGAAAGCCGCTCTGGTCGCCCAGGCGCGCTGCCAGTTCCCGACAGCGTAAGAGACGCGCATATTGGTCTGGAAGATCGTCTTCAGGCGCCGATCGGAGCCGAGCTGGACGCGCACGGCCTTTCCGGTCAGCGGGTCGGTCAGGGTCTTGCGGCCCCACCAACCCTTTTGCTGCAGCAAGGGCGTCAGGCCGGCCTTGAACTGCTCCAGGGTTTTCCCGTTGGCCAGGGCATCGTCGAAGGCATTGCGGATGTCCTCCAGGACGTCGCGGTTCATCGCCTTGGCGACCGTGAAGGCCCGTGCATGCTCCTCTTGCCAGACGTCCTGCCAGGCGAACGACGGCGACAACCCCTTCTGCCGAAAGTAGGCCAGGGCGTCCTTCGGCGGAAGGGGTGTCAGTGAGACGGGCGTCATCGGCGGCCCTTAGGGATATCCGGCCGGGCTGGTGAAGGTGTCGCCGTAGAGTTTGGCCGTGGCAGCGAAGGTCCGAACGTTGCCGGCGCTGTCGGTCGCCGTGAACGAACCGCTATTTGCGTTAGCAGCATTATACATGGCCAGATCGCGCGCCTGCACCTCCGCGTACCGTTGCGCGGCCGTGATTGCCGCCCCACCAGCGTAACCACCAGCGGCAGCGCTTACCGTCAGGTCTTCGAGATAGCAGCGGTAGAAAATCTGCGACGGTCCAACGTGCAGGCCTGAGAAGGCGCCGCCCTGCCCACCAAATTGGAAGGGGATAGCATTGAAAGTTCCAATAGTTCCTGCGTGCTGGTTGACACCATACTGCAGGAGAGACGCACCTGTAATGAGGCCCCCAGAGCCGACGCTGTTATATCCAATATTGTGGCTACCTGGCGCAAACATGGCCGCAGTACCGGCACCCCCGACTTGAAGACTCATGATGCCGATGCCCGTGTTGGTGCCGAACATCGCATAGCCTGGATAGGGGGAACCGGAGGTGGTGGCCGCGCGCGTAAAGTATTGCCAGATTGAGAGGTAATAGGAGTGATCGGGGTTCGCGAGCATGTAGCTCGCGATGGCCGACGCGGCAGTGATTTCATATTGTTTGCCGGCGACATCATTCACTTGGCTGCGGATCAAGTGCAATCCGTTTTTCGGTGTGCGCTCCGCGTAGGGGAAACTTGCGGAGCTTGTAGCGCCCGCCGTTAATGCGTCGGCTGACGATACGACTCCTCCCAGGGCGGATTGCCCTGGCGCGCCCGAAACAATGGCATTGGCAGTTGTCCAGGCGATATTCGGGATCGTTGCCGAATTGGCGGGGATACCAGCAAAGCCGCCGAGGGAATGGTTCACATCGTGAAGGATAAGGGAACCCGCCCCCATGATTGCGTCGTCATAGAGAATGGGCAGCCCTGTTCCGGTGAACGTCTCGGTGAGAGCGATTTTCTGGCCCATAGGGCACTCCTAAAGAACGTTGGTTGTAAGGAAATTCGCCAGCGCGGCCGCGAGGTATTGGCCGCCCTGATTGGCACCCGAACCTTGGTGCGTCTGATCTGCGTAGTATGGCGTCCACGTGCCGGCGTTGTTGATCAGCAACGTCCCGACCGGCCAATTGCCACCGTTGTAGGTGGGGGTCGCGCTGCCGGTGAACGTCTGCGCGGTAGAAAGCGTATAGCAATCGCCGGCGGCGCCGCCGGACGGCAGCGATGACGTGCCCCAATATCCTTTCAGGCTGAGGGCGGATAACGCGTACGGCCAACCTCCAGACGGCGGATTCCAGAACGAAAGTGGCACCCATCCGTAGGTGGAGGCGGTCTGCGCTTCGGTCATGCCAGATCCAGGGTACCGCGCATCCGGAATCGTACTATTTGCCGCCGCGCTCAGCAGCGCCAGGCGGGGCGAGATCCATTGCCCAGGGAACATGGTTGCGTACCATTGCTCCAACTGCCACAGCACGTGGTTTTGGGTGGCGCCGGCAAACATCGCCTCATGTTGGGTGACGTGAATTCGGGTACCGTCGAAGGTCATCGCATCGATGCCTAGGATCGACAGGAAGCAGAAACGGCGATCGCGCGTGCCGATCAGGTCGATGACGCGAAGCGCGGTTTCAGTGATCTGCGACCAGTTGGCGTCACCGAACGCGGAGGGCTGATTATTCTGGCCTTGCCAAAGGAAGGTGAACTCGCCCCTGTAAGGGTCGCCCCCGTTCGCGATATAATTCTCGAAGGTCGAAAGCACATTGCGTGACGTGCCGCCACCGCGGGTGATCAGGTTCACCGTTCGAGGTGTGACCAGGGCCTGAAGCTGCGCCTGGACGCCTGGCACGCCGAACATCGAGTCGGAGAGAAGCAGGATGGTATCCGAGCTGCGACGCGGACCCAGTTGGCGCCGGCAATAGGCGCCGGCGCCAACCACAACCGTGCTTTTGTCCGCCCGCCGTACCTCCCATTCCGAAGCGCTCGTGTTGCAGGCCAGGGCGGGAATGATGGCCCCGGGCGCGACGGTCGTAATTGCACTATTCGCGATTTGGCACCATGCGCCGTCATAAAGCGCATAATCTCCGACCGCGAAGGTCAGTCCCGAGGTCGTATCCGTGCCGGCGGCGCTTGCCTGATATAGATCGCCTTGTGCGGGGGAGCCCGGAAGCGATCCGGTACCAGGAACGAACTCGCCATAATAGAAGCATTCCCCGTTCCCGGGCTTGCCGTGATACCACATGGCCCAGCCGGTACCGGCATAGCTGTCAAAGCCGATATAGACGATGCGGTCGCCCGCGGTATAGGCAACGCCGTCGAAGGTTCCGGTCGCGGAAACCGACCACCAATCTCCCTCCGCACGGGCGCCGAAGGGCGCCGTGTTGGCGGTATAGGCCGGACCTTTTTGAACGACCCAGGACGTGCCATTGTCGACGACCAGGTCACCCATGATCAAAGTTTGGCCGCCGTATGAAAGCGTGACTTCGGACGCGTACCGGTAATAGTTCCCGACCGTGCCGGCGGCCGGCAGCGCCGCGGACGCGGAATTGCTGGTCGAGAGCCCGCTGGAAAAGTTGTAGACCGAGCCTTTGAACGTGGTCGACGCCACGTTGTTTACCGCGATCGGGCTCCAGGCGCCCCCGCTACGCTTACCCTTGACATGGAGGCCGGCCGACCGCCGGAACTGCAGCGACGTGCCGCTGGTGTTCGGACCGCGAAGTGAGCGGGTACGCACATTCGGGAACCGCGACCAAGCGGTTCCGTCGGCAGCGGTCTGAACCGAAATCTGCCCATAGCTGGCGCGCCAGGTGTCCGGCTCGACTTCGACGACATCACCGACATGGGGAACAGCCAAGCGGTCAATCACCGGGTCCAGTTTCGCCTCAGTCACCGCGCCATTGGCGAGGTAGGACGTGAGAACCGACCCGGCCGACATTGAACCGGCAACCCTGCCGACGACAGTGCCGTCCGCCTGGATGCCGAGGCCAATCTTGCCGCTGCCATCGACAACGCCCCAGACATAGCCGCTTTCGGCCGGCATCGGTTTTGCGACATAGGTGGCTAGATTGGCCGTCAACTGCGCGAAATCGACCGACCCGGCGCCCAAAGTCATCTTCGGCGCAACCACCGTGCCGTCGTGCTTGATCCCCAAGGCAAGCTTGTCCGCGGCGTCGACGATGCCCCAGGCGTAGTCACTCTCCGGTGCCATGAGGGTCGGCAGGAACTGGCCGACTGTGGTCTGGTCGAGCTTGGTCGCGGTGACAGCTCCATCCGCAAGCTTCAGGGTGGTGACGGCCTGGGCGGCAAGCGCAGTCGTCGGAACAGATCCCGCCGCATATTTGAATGCCGTGAAACTGCCGTCGGTGCCGACCGCGAACGACGCCTTCAGATTGGCGTCCAGGGCGGCGAACACATAGCCCGTCTCCACCGCCATCGGCTTAAGGACGATGGATGTCGTCAACATCGTCGTCAACGTCGATGCCGCGTTGCTCGCGGTAGTGGCCGAGCCGGCGGCGGCCGTTTGAGATGCCGAGGCCGCGCTGGCCGACGAAGCGGCCGCGGCCTGGGCGGAGGTTGCGGCCGAGGTCACATCGGTGAACAGCAGCCACGGCGCCGTCGGAGGCACGACTCCGGTGATCGTGCCACTATAGCCGTTCGGCAGATAATAGGCCGAGCCGGTATAGGACACGAGATCGCCGGCGCCGTAGTTGGCCGCGTTGTCATAGGCCCCGCGCGGCACGAGCGTGCCGCCCGACGCCCCTTGGGGCCCTTGGGGACCTTGCGCGCCCTGCGGCCCTTGTGGGCCCGCAGCCCCGGTATCGCCTTTCAGACCCTGCGGCCCTTCCGGCCCTTGCGGCCCTTGAGGCCCGGCGACACCCTGCGGACCGGCGGGGCCTTGAGCGCCATCCGGCCCTTGCGGGCCGATGGCACCTTGAGGGCCGGCAGCACCCGCGGGACCTGCAGGGCCTTGCGGCCCATCGGCACCTTGAGGCCCGGCCACACCTTGGGCGCCGGCAGGCCCTGCCGGACCGGCCGGGCCTTGCGGGCCGTCCGCGCCGATATCGCCCTGGTCGCCCTTTGGGCCTTGCGGACCGGCGGGGCCGGCCGGGCCTATGGCGCCATCGGCGCCGGTATCGCCCTTGGGGCCCTGCGGGCCGGCCGCGCCGGCGGGACCTTGCGCACCCACTGCGCCGTCGGCGCCGGCGGCGCCTTGGGGACCGGCGGGGCCTGCAGGGCCGGCCGGCCCGACAGGACCCACGTTGCCCTGCGGGCCGATATCGCCCTGGTCGCCCTTGTCGCCTTTCAGGCCTTGCGGCCCCTGCGGACCGACCGCCCCGTCCGCGCCTTGAGGACCGACGGCGCCTTGCGGGCCGGCCGGGCCGGCCGGGCCCTGGATCCCCTGCGGACCGTCGGCGCCCTGGGGGCCTTCGGGACCGGCTGGCCCTTGAACACCCTGCGGCCCCTGAGCGCCCTGCACACCTTGATCGCCCTTGGCGGCCAGCACGATCCAGGGCGAGGCCGGCGGCGCGACACCGATCACGGGGATCAGGGTGTAATACGAACTCCCGTCGATGCTCACACCGTCGCGGGCTTCGTACTGTACCGCCGGATCAAAGGGGCCGCGCATAATGGCGCCGGGCGCGCCCTGGGGACCCGGAACCAGCAGCTCGATAACCTTCGGCGTGACATCGGTCATTAGCCCACAATCCCCGTTGCAGTGATGACGCCGGTCGCCCAGGCCTCGCGCACGCCGTCACTCAAGCGAAGGAGCGTGTAGCGGGAGGCCTGGCCCGCCGGCAGCGATGCCGTCTGGTCCGGCGTTAGATCGAAGCGGATGATCCCGTCGGCCGGCGTGCCGATCGACACGGTGAGCACCGGCACGCCGACCAGATCGACGATGTCCAGCTCAAAGGTCGAGCCCGACAGATCGATCGGCGCCGGGTTGGCGACGTTGGCCAGGCCTTCGAACCAAATCGGGCCGTCGACGCCGCGCTGAATGGAAATGTCGATGGTGACCGGCGTCATTGGCCACCGTCTTTCAGCGACAGGCCGGTCTCGGCCGCCAGCCGCGCCGCGAAAGTCGACCGGGCGAGCAGGGTCGTCAGTTCGCTTTGATCCATGTTGGCGAGATCCAGCAGCCGGCCGCGCAGATCGTCCGGCGAGGTCGCGGCGGCGACCGTCTCCTCGAGCAGCTCGATCATCGGATCGGTGATGTCGGTCCAATGGGCCGACGCGGCCATTTCGTCGATCGCCGCGTCGATCGCGTCCTGAGACGGTGGCGTCTGGCGCCCTGCCGGACTTAAGTGGCGTTTAAGCCCTCGTAAAAGGCCCTGGAAGGCGCTCGCGGCGGTGTGTGAGGCCTCGACAGGCCGGACCCCCGTCTCGCCGTTCTTGGGCGTCGTCATGGCCGACGGCTTCAGAAGCTTCGGCGGTTGCCCGTCGGCGGTCTTTTCGGGCGGGTCGGGCAGCCCCAGCTTGTCGCGGATCACCGACTGTTCGACCTCGCCGCCCATCGAAATGAACGACTCGACCATGGCCATCTGATCCTTGGTCCACGCCTCGGCCTGACCGATCTTCAGCTTCGGATAGTTGCCGTCCGCCGGCACACCGAAGTTGAAGTCCATCATCGGCTTGACCAGGTCGCGCTGCAGCGTGGCCGCCAGCTGCTTCGCGTCGGCGCGCTGGATGTCGGCGCGGACGTCGTTGTGCACGTTCGCCTGCGAGCCGCCCAGGCCGCCGGCGACGGCGTCCGTGGTCGAGGTCTGGCCCAGGACGGCCTTCGACATCTGTTGGTCGAGATAGGTGCAGAGCTTCTCGAAGACTTCGTAATTGCCGGCCTGCATCCCGGAAACGAACTCGATCATCATCGAGGCGGGGATAATGGCGGCGGCGTCGGTTCCGATGCTCTGGACGGCCTGGAGCAGCTTGCGTCTGTCTGCGTCCGTCGCGCTCGGCCCGTACTTCCCGACGCGCACGGGCAGTCCGTACACCTCGGCAAAGATGACCCAGTCTTTCAACGCATAGTTCTTGAACAGATACGTCCAGGATATCAGCCGCGCCAGACCGCCGCGCACGGGGATGCCGGTCTTCAACTTCGGCGTATGGACGATGAACTTGTTCGCCGGCAGCGGCTGGAAGGTCCCGTCGTCGGCCTTCAGGAGCGGCGTCTCGCCGTCCGCCATGTCGAAGCGGAACCAGCGCGGATGCCGGGTCTTCAGCGCCTTCGGCAGCCAGTACTTGCCCGCCGTGTCCCAGACGATTTCGGTATAGGAGATGCCCTTACCGAGCGCGTCGAGGATATCGTAGACCTCGTCCTCGACGGTCGGCCGCTCGAAATAGTCGCGCAGGAACTGGGCCTTCGCCTCTTCGGCCTCGCTGTCGTCGACCGACTCGATGGTGATCGGCAACTGCGACACGGCGCGCTTCCGCGTTCCCATGACGGAGGCGTATTGGGTATCGCGCTCCTCCATGTCCTCGGCGACGTCGAAATAGAGGTCGGCGTTGTAGTTCTCGGCCGAGCGCAGGATGCTGACCAGGCGCTCGGGCGTCAGGCCCTGGGCCGGGTGCGCCGAGATGACATTGCGGATACCGCCGAGCATCGGCGCCGAGATCTCGCGGCCGAGGACGTCCTTGTCCGGCTCGGGGCTGACCGGCGCCTTGATGTCGAAGCCGGCGCCCAGGCCGCTGGCCGCGCGCCGTGCCTTGCGGTTCAGCCCGGCGAATTGAGGAAGACGCTTGGCCATCAGTAAGCCCCTCCGCGGCCGACGCCATGGCGGGTCATTGCGCCGGCGCTGCGTTGGCCAAAGCGTTCGCCCCAGCCGTCATGGTCTGGGTCATCGTTCGACCGCGGTCGGATCGCCTCATAGCCGTATTCCACAATTCCATCCTTCGCCGCGCTGTCGGCCAGGGCGCCGGCCCAAAACATGTCCGGGTGCACTTCGCCTTCAGCCAGCGCCTTATTGTTGCGGCTGGCGCGCTTCAGGCTGCGGTGGTCGGCGCGGATCTTCGGGTCCTTCGGCAGCCGAATTGTGCAGGTCTCGAAGCGCACCCGATAGCTGGTCGCGAGATCCAGCCGGTTCGGCGCTGTGAACAGCACGCCTTCAACCAGGTCGCCGTGACGCACCTTCGCATCTTCGACTACCTTTTCGCCCATGCCGGTCTGGTCGATCTTCGCCTTCATCGTCCGGAAACGGCGGATCATCCCGTCCATGACCTCGTCCTGTTCCGCGAAGGTGGCGTTGACGGCTTCCCATCGGTCGCGCAGCCACAAGACGCCGTCGACGTCCTCGAAGGCCCAGACGACGCTCTTGTCATTCCGGCGCGATACGTCCCGGCCGATATAGACGGGACCGCCTTGGTACAGCTCGGGCTTGCCGGCGTCGTCATGCTCGCAGGCGGCGTAATCGCCCGGATTGATCCAGGATCCGCCGCCTGATTTCGGAATGACGTCCAGTTCTTCGCCCGCGTTGTCGCCATAGGTGTCGCGGATATCCTGTATCCACTCGGCCTTTGGGGGGATTGCCTTGGGTGACATCAGCGCCACGCGCTCATAAAGGCCGTCGGCGATTGCGTCATCAAAGGTGATCTTCAGCCAACCGCCCTTACGTTTTCCGGCCTTGATGTCGTCGAGAAGGAGGTTGAACGGGTTGTCGATCCCGTCATGGGTCGAGATGACGATCACCCGGCCGCCCCAGATCATGAGCGCCAAGGCCGCCTTAAGCACCTCTTCGAGGCCGCTCATGAATGCGGCTTCATCCAAGATCACGAGGCCCTGTTTGCCACGGAGGGCGCGGGCGACCGACGGCAGCGCGACGATCTCGAAGCCGGAGGCGAAGGTGATACGGAAGGCCTTGATATCCCCTTCCGGATCTCGCAGCGTGATCTCGGTCGGATCGCCAACCGCATGGCCGAACGCTTTTGCCCACATGCCGCAGGTGTCGATGAACTCCCTGCTCATCTCCATGTCATAGCCCATGTACCAGACCTTCATCCCGCCGGCGGCGCGGGACGAGGCGGCGGTCATCACGGCGAGGGCGGCGATGCCCCAGGTCAGGCCGATCCGGCGCGACTTTTCGATGACCAGCAGCGAATGGATGCTGGTCTGGTTGATGGCACGGCGCTGGTACGGCAACAGGACTTCGTTGTCGTTGACCGCCTGCAGCCGGGCCAGGGCGTCGTCATACGGATCGACGGCGGGTTCGGGGCGCAGCTTCATTTCGCGACCCCGACGACGGCATCCCACAGCCGCTTCTTGGTTTCCGCGCCCCAGCCCTCGGCCGTGGCGACCTCGTCCACGGCCTTTGCCGCTTCCTTGGCGATCTCCTCGCGCATCTTAAGGGCGCGGTCCTGGTCGGTCTTCTGGGCCGACGCCAGTGATTGCAGAGAGCGCGAAAGGAACATGACCTGTTCGGCATCCAGCTCGACCGGCATCATCTCGCCGGTTTCCTCGTTGATCTGCTGGCGGGTCATCACGTCCAGGACGAGGGAGTGCATCATTTCGAGGTTCAGCCGGGCCAGGCGGTTGTCGGGCTCGGCGCCGAAGCGGTCGACCAGGGCGGTGGCCATGTCGCGGCTAAGCTTCATCCGCTCGCCGATGGCCGCCTGTTTCTGAAGGTGACGGCCAAGCGCGGAACGTGAGACTTCCACGTCCATGGCGCGCAGCTGATTATTGATGTCGTCGATCGTGCGGCCCTGGAGGCGCAGTTTACCGATGAGCGCTTTCGTCTCTTCGGGCAGACTATCGATCGACGATGGACGGTGGGCCATGATCAGCCCTTCTTGTTCGGAACGGCGACGCCCGACACTTCGATGCGCCCTTGGGCGACGAAACGGCCGCGTTCGGTCAACGTCGCGACCTGGACGTTGCGGCCGAGGTCTTCCAGGTCGATCAGGCTCAGATCCTTCAGCCAGCGAAGTTCATTTACCACCTTGTCGCGCAATACGACAAAGCCCAGCTCTTCCTGGACCAGGAGGTGCAACACACTGGCGTTCGCGCTTTCACCCGGTGCCTCGCGGATCAGGCGAAGAAGGCCGAGACGGAGGCTGCTGTTATAATGGTCCTGGTAGCTCATTTAACCGACACCCTTGCGAAGGAAGTAGTCTTCGATCCGGCCGACGGCGCCGGCCACGACTTTGATCTGCCCGGCCACACCGTCGATCTTGGCATTCATCGTGCTTTCGATCCCGCCGATCTCGGCGCGAAGCGCGTCGATGTCGCCCTTCGTCGCCAGTTCTTTCGTCTCGTTTTCGAGCACGGCCAGGCGCTCGCCGTGGTCGGCGATGCTTTTCGTGATTGCCTTAGCTTCGTCGCTATTGCGCCAACGGTTGGCCTGCCAGAAGGTCAGGGCGGCGCAGATCGCCGACACGACCGCCGCGGCGGACCCGATGATTTCAGCTAAGGTCAATGCCCACCCCTGTCTTCCACGGCCTCTTGGCACGCAACGCAACGCCGGGCCGAAGGCATGGCCTTCAGGCGCTCGGCCGAAATCTGGTCGCCGCAGTCCAGGCAATGGCTGAAGCCGTGCATCTGGGCGGCAATGCGATGGCCGCACACCGTGTCAGCGATGGCGGCCGCGCGGTTCTGCTCTTCGCGCTCCTGGGCGCGGTCAAAAATGTCAGTCACTCGCGGTATCCATTCGCGGAAGTTTGAGCTGGATGCCGCGGGCGATCTCGATGAGTTCCCGGTAAACGGCCGCTTCCTTGAGCGTGACCGGAGTCTCGGAGATACCCTCAATCATCCCGTCCAGCGTCTTCATCAGGAAATCCTTTTCCTTGGCGGTCAGCTGCTCACCCATGGCCATCCCCCTGCACCTGACACGCGGAATGCGCGTCACTGAGGGTGCGATAGAGCCCGCTGGCGTAGGCGTAGAGAGCCGAAATCCAGCCCTGGCCCTGGTCGTTGCCGTTGATTACGGCGCCGTCCGGAACCTTGGGCGGCGCGATCGGCTCGGCCGACAGCTCCGCCGGGCAGACGGGAACGACCTGAGTCTTGACGACGACGGCCGGCGCCGGCGCGTCAGTGAGCTGCGTCGGCCTCGAAGCGCTGGCGCAGGCATTGAGCGTCACAATCGATAAGGCCATCAGGCTGGCGAGGCGCAGCGGCGAGCGCACGGGCATCTTGGGACTTCCTTTGGGCGTCGGTCGTCGCCCGGGCGGCAGCGCGGGCGATGGCCGCATCGCGATCGGCGACGGTGGATTGCAGTTGGGTTTTGAGGGTGGCGTTGACCGCGAACAGGTCGGCGACGGCGGCCGAGCATTCCGGCGCCAGGCCGCCGAGGGCCAGCCCCTTGTCGCAGGTCGCGTCATGCCGGGCGCGGTCGTAATAGACGATGATGGCCGGATCGCATTTGGTCGCGACATCGCCCTTGCCTCCGAGCGCGGCGATACAGGCATCGTGCTTGTCGATCTTTGCCTGGTCGGCGACTATGTCCTTGTGCCCGGCCAGCGCGAACATGACCAGGGCAATAAAGGTGATCAGGCCGCCGATCGATACGCCCCATTTCAGGTCATCTAGCATTTGCGGCCCCCTTGATCTTCTCGGCCGTGCGGCCGGCGAAATAGACGATGACCTTGGTGACCAGGGCGCCGGCGACGAAGTCGCTCATGTAGGAACAGGCGACGTGCATCTGCATGGCCCGCAACGGCATGACCGCGTACTGGATGACAAGGATCGACACGACGGCCAGCACCGAGACCGGCCGCGTCGCGACCTGCAGAAGGGTGAGGAGCCTAAACATTGCCGAGGCTCCGGGCTCGCGCGACCCAGCCGCCCAGGAATTCGCCCTGGTCGGGCCTCTCGGCGACGATCGCACGATAGCGGGCCTCGGCCGCGCTGCGATAGATCGACAGCAGGCGCCCCAGGGCCGACGCCGGATCGCCGGCACCGAGCGCGGTGTTCAAGGCCGTCAGGCTTTTCGGACCGAAATTGCCGTCGACGGCCAGGTTAACGCCGACCAGCATGGTGTTGATGGACGTCTGCAACAGCTTGATCGCCGCGGCGGGACCGTCATTGACCGCCTGGTCGAATACAGCGCCGTCCAGTGTCGGCGGGATCATGGCCAGGTCCAGGTGCAGCTCACGGCACCAGATGCAATGGAAGAACAGGTTCAGCACCTGTTGCGGCGTCAGGGCCTCGATATCGCCCGCGTCAATCTGGCCGTCCCCGTCGAGGTCGAACCATTGGGCGACCAGCGGATCGACCTTCGCTTCGTCCTGTAGCCAGGGCAGCGAGCAGCCGTACTTTGTCAGGCCGCCATGGTCGCCGGGGACATTCGCCAAGCCGCCCTCGATGCCGAGGACGTGCGGGCCGACGACGGCATAGCGTCCGACGGATGCGTAAAGCGGTGTGTCAAAAGGATTTTGCCCAGCCATGGAGCCGACGATAAGGCCGGGCCGGGGTCGGCTTAACCCTGAACAGGTTCAGGTATGTGGGGCTTCCTCAGCCCCGAAAGAAGTGGTTTATTCCGTATTCCGTCTCCAGGGCCTGGCCGACTTTGTGGAATTGAAGCAGCTGAGTTTTAACTTCCTGCGCGCGGGCGTTCTTCGAAATGTCTTGCCCCTGCTGAAGACTCAGAGCGATCAAAAGGTCCAGCTCACTTTTGCACTCGTTAACGGCCCGAAGATTTTCATAAAGAGTTTTGGCATCGTCCTCGAGCTTAACATCCGGTGTCGAGGCGCCCTTCGCGGACCGTTTCAGTACGTTCTCGACTTCTTCCAGTCTGACGCTCAGTTGTGCCATATGCCTGCCCTCCATGCTGTGCGTCCCGAATGCTTGCAAACATTCCTCAGGAAGATGTCGCAAGGCGGAAATTTTCCAAGACTTCCTTGGGGCCCAACTTGCGCTCGACGCTTATAATTAGGCCTTGCTCTTCCGGACCAAACGTATGTGTAATTTTGGTTACGACATAAGATTTGATCGAATCGTCGGCGCTGTCGTCGATATGAACATGGACAGTCTCGCCAACACGCGGAACGATTGAACCGTAGTTTGGGTTCGTGAAGATCGTTTGGTTGTATTCGTCCATTATCGCCATATCGACCATCAGAACAACCTCAATTGCTTGGCCTCGGGCTCTGACGCCCCCTCATCCTCCTGGACCTTATACACGTATCGCTCCGAGACGAAATAGGTTTTGGCGATATCCACCTTCGAGACGCCGGCCGCCAGCGCCTGCCGGATCAGCGCCCGGCGCCGGGCGCCCGAAGGCAGGTCGAGACTGTCGCCGCTGAACCGGCCACACAGCTTGTCCGCGGCCTCCTGGCCAATCGCCTGGGTCAGGAAGTGGTCTTGACCTGCCTTGGCGGGCACGAAAATGCGCCGGCCGCCCAGGGCAGCCAGGAGCTTCCGATAAGCCTCAGGCCCAATCAGGCGGGCGGCCTCATCGATCTTGTGGACCTTCTCGGTCACTCGCCGGCCTCCCGGCGCAGGCGCGCCAGTTGGCCTTCGGCCTGAAGGAGATGGTGGGTGGCATCGGCGTAAGCCTTCAGCCGCGCCCGATAGGTCCCGTGCGGCGCACAGCGCACCTTGCGCTCGGCCTGGTCACGCGCCTCCTGGGCGACGGCCACGATCTCGCGGGCCTCCTCCAGGGCGGCGTTGACGAACAGGTCGGGCTGGGGCGCCGGGTGGGCCATGTCAGGCCTCGCCGCGTATCTTGCGGCCGAGAGCCTCCGCAGTCTCGTCGTACCATTTCAAGGTATCGTGCATGTAATACTCGGGGGGGATAGACATCCCCAATTTCTTCCATTGAGCGCGGACAAGCCGCGCTTTGAGGGATTTCAGGTGATGCTCAGGCCTGCAGAGCTTCAGGTCCTGCGACCATCCGGCGCGCTCGGCCATAGCCTTCAGAGCCTCGATCAGCTTGAACATCTGGCCTTCGTCGGCCCAGACCAGGCGCTCGACCCCGAGCTGGCGTCGCGCGAAGGCCTCTAGCGCACGCTCCGACCGGTCGCGGACCTCGCCGAGCTGCCATAGGCTGATCCACATGGCGCGGGCCTTCTTCGCGGTCGGGCTGTCGGCCGGCCGGCGCGCCGACGCCCCGCCTTTCCGGCCGCCATCGACCACTTTGGGCTTCCATCCTTTGGCCTTCAGCTCTTCCAGGACCACGCCGATCTGCGCGTCAGTCAGCCCCTTGGCCGACCGTTGGCCCGTCAAGCGCTCCAGGATGGCGCGATAATCGTCATCATGGAGAGCCATTTCCTTCTTGGCGATCTGAAGCTTGGCAAGGGCGGTCATTGCTGGAAATTCCTCGGATCAAAGTCTTCCTCGGCAAACATGCTTTCGCCGCCGCAACAGTCGCAGCACTCGAAGTCGATTTCCTCGATCGACAAGGGGGACTGACACACCGGGCACGAGGCCACGCCGTGGGACCAAAAGGGCTCGATCTCGCTCATATCTTCACGTCCTCGGGCTTGGTCAGCCGGGCGATGGTGCCCGGCGGGATGGGGAGGGTCTGGAAGGTGCCGCGGAAGCCGCGCTGGAAGTGGAACCAGGCGTAGTCGGTCGCCCCGCTGCCCTTCGGGTTGTAGTGGCCCAGGCAGACGTTCAGGCGGTCATAAAGCGGCAGGAAATGGGTCAGGTTGCCGATCGGGTTTTCGTGCATGAGCGCATAGCGCTTGCCGGTGACGAGGAACCCGAGCCGGCCGAAGACGATCACGTCGTCGCAGGACCCCTGCGCCTTACGGATCAGCCTCTCGGCCAGGGTCGGCTTGTCGGTGTTGTAATCGTCGTCGGTGAACGGCGGATTGGTGCACCAGATGGAAAATTCGCGGGTATGGTGGGACTTGAAGTCCAGGGCGTCGGCGATCGGAAAGCCCTTGCCATGGTCGACCAGGTCGGACGGATAGACGGTGAAGCCGCGCTCGCGCAGCGGGGTCACGATATGGCCCAGGCCGGCGCAGGGTTCGAACCAGGCCCGGTCGAAGTCGACGAAGCCGTCAAGCGTTTCGAGCATGGCCCGCACGGCGGCCGGCGGCGTCGGGAAAAGCTGGACCCGACGCCACAGCGCCTTCTTTTCCTCTGATGTCAGGAGGTCGAGCTGCGTTGCCTTGGGAGCAAAACGGCCCCGACCTTCCATGACGCTGAGGGCATGCTCGGGGAACAGGCTCACGTGCGATCCCTCATGTCCTCGATCGCCAGCGGCTTCTTGCGATCGGCCGCCTTCTGGGCGCGGGTGGTCTCGCCCAGGTCGTTGAGGATCGAGGCCAGCTCATAGGAGTCGGAGACTTCGATCTCGATCTTGATGATCGATTTCGCGCCCTTGACCGCGGCGGAATAGGACTTGAGCCTCGCGGTTTTTCCGAAATAGATCGACATCACGCCGGCACCTCATCAAGGATCACGACGCCGCTCTTGCCGGCCAGACGGCCATTGTCAGGCCAGCGACGGATCAGCGGCGGCCGGCTCATGCGGTCGGCCGCCAGCAGGGCCAGCAGCGCCTGCCCCACGACGCACCATTCGGCGTCCGTGGTTTCGGCCTCGATGTCGAAGGCCAGGGCGCGCTCGTTGACAGCCCATAGGGTCTCGACCTCAAAGGCCGAGAGCACATGGGGGTGAGCCGCGTGGAGACGGCTCACCTTGATCAGGGTTTCGAGTTTGGCCTGGTCGAGCTTCATTTGAACACTCCCATCAGGTTGAGGATGCCGTCGATCGCGGCGGCCCATACGATGGCGCAGAAGACCAGGAAGAGGGCCATTCCCCACTTGAACCGGGTCTTGGCGGGGTCGCAGGCCCTCGGCGCCGGGAAGCGCCGAGGGGGATGCGAAGGGGCTTTGAAACGGGGCGCGATCATGACGCGGCCACATCGATGGCGATGGGCTTCCAGTCTTCGTTCGCGTTGTCGCGGCGATAGCACCGGACATAGCGCTTCGAACCGATGACGCGGATCGAGTCGGACAGTGCCTGCATAGCCCGCTGCCAGCGCTCGTCGGTGATGTTGAGCCGACGCAGGCCCAACAGCTCGCCGCGGTTGATCTTGCCTTCTTTGTCGACCTGGAAGGCGCGATCGATCAGCGCACGCAGCTCGGAGCGGGCACCGTCGGTCCAGTCGCGCAGGCATTCGTCGACCAGCGCCTTCGCCGCCTGCAGCTCGGGGCCGAAGGCGATGTTGTCGCCGATCGCCACTTGCACCTTCAGGCAGCCGTCGAACGATGTCAGTGTCAGGTTGCCTTTCTGGCCGCCGAGTGTGACGCCGTAGTCCTGGGCGACGAGCGCCACGAAAGCGTCGACGTCGTCGAAGCTGTGCTGGCGGAAACGCGCGACCTGGGCGGCCAGCGGACTGGCGTAGCCGATGATCTTGCGCACGACCTGGTCCAGCAGCTGGTCGACCGGCTTGACCTGATCAAGCGGGACGAACCGCCCCTTGGCGTCCGTCATATAGGGGTCGCCGTTGAGAACGCTGACGCCGTGGTTATCGGCGAGCGCCTCTTCGGCTTCGTATGCTTCATGGGCGCGCTCAAGCACGCCCTTCTTGGTACAATCGTCCAAGGTTAACCTCCTGTTTTTTGAGTGGGGACCGGGCGCGCGACGCCCAGGGTGAGTTTTTCGGACAGGTCGATGACGGCGCTGGCCGCCTCGTCGATCTTCGGCAGTTCCTTGAGGGTCGCAGCATCGGCGGCGAGGTTGGCCAGGTACTTGACCAGCTGGCAGATGGCGTCGTGAGCCATCTCGGCCTCGACCGCGTTGATGCGGTCGGTCGGCAGCGTGGCCATGCCGTCGACGGCGGTCGCGATGGCCAGTTCATCCTTGACCATCGCCGTATGGATGATGGCCAGGGCACGGCACCAGGTGCGGACCTGTTCGGCGTCGACGGGCCCGCCGGCGTTCGCGGCCGTGGTCATCCAGCCGCTTATGGTGCTGAGTGCGGAAGACGCCCGGTTCATGCCGCCAGCCCCGCGTTCAGGTCGTCGGCCGCGTCCTTCAAATGCAGGATCGACCGCGCCTCGTTGCCAGCTCGCGCCATCAGAGTGGCCTGTTCCAGCACCTTCGACATTTGGCGGAGCGCGCCGCCGCCGGGCAACAGGGCGATGCCCCTGAGGAAACGGGCCTCGGCATCGTTCTGAATGCCCCACGCCTCAAGCATGGTTTCGACGTCGCCCTTCATCGGGCCTGTCAGGTCGCCCCGCTTGCCGACCCGGGACGAGCGCTGGGCGAATTGCGCCGCGCGGTTGCCGTCTATCCGGACGGAAACCTCGCGATTGCCGCAGAACAGCAATCCGCAGCCGGTTTCGTCGTGAATGGACCGAAGCTCCTCAAGGAGTTTTTCGCTGAGGAATTGGGCTTCGTCGATAATGACCAGCGGCGCGCTGCGGAATTTCAAGACGCGGCGCACGCGGTCTGAAAGGACAGACGCCCTGTGACTGGACGCGTTTACGCCCATTTCGACCAGCAGGGCCGGCAGGAAAGAGTGATAGGTCGACCGCGTCGGGGACGACGTGACGCTGAACACGTTGGAATTGGTTTGGGCGAAAGCCCGGAGACCAAACGTTTTGCCGACGCCGGGATCGCCGATCAGTGTGGCAATGTTGCCGAGCTTGGCATAGGTGGCCATGGCGAAGATGTATTTCGCCGTCGCCGTCATCTGGAAGCCCGGCCTGACGTCCGTGTTGCCAAAAAGTTCCTGGGCCTCTTCGGTCCGGAACCATTTCGAAACCTCCAGTGCGACCGATTGATTGTCGCCTTTGTAGGTGCCTCCCGCGAAGGCCGAAAGCGTCGACTCGCCGAGACCCATATTCCCGGCGATGACCTTCCAGCTTTGACCGCTGGTTTCCTTATATTCGACAAGGCGGGACTGAATGGATTTCAGTTCCTCCCTGTCGAGTTTGCCATCGGTGTTAATCATGGTGTACTGATCCTCTGTGTTGACACCGGCGCGTGCGCCGGAAAGTTGAGAGGCGTGGAATGTTGCAGCCTTCCGCGCCTTATTTTTTCGGCCGTTCTGGCTCTGATTGCGGGGTCAACCCACCATCGAAAACTTGGAAACGCGGGCGCCCCGCGTCGGGCGCCATGGCCGCCATGGCCGCGGTGAAGCGGTCGGCATAGGCCACGCGGTCTGTCCTGGGCGCCGGGGCGGCGGACCCGCGCGTGCGGATCGGCCGGACAACCGTCGGCGTCGGGATTTCGGGAATATCGGGCGTTGCCGCCAGCTGCTGGGCGGCGAGGTCCGCGGCGCTGATCAGGCTCTGCAGCTGGGCCGCCTTGCGGACGGACTTGCGCAGGTCGCCTTCCATCTTGGCCCGCGTCTTGGCGGCCTCGACGTCGTAGAAGCCGACCGCCGCCTGGATCGGCGCTTCGCACACGAACTCGCCAGAGGCCTTGTAGATAAAGGCGCTCCCCATCAAATCCTGGGGATCGAAACGGACGGTCACCATCTGGCCGGCCAGGTCGAGCATCTCGCGGCCGTAATAGGTGTTGCCGTAGAGGGTGACCGCGCCCGTCCGCTTGTTGGCCCGCACATTCTCGGCGGCCAGCAACGCAAGCCGCAGCTGCTCCGGCGTTGCCCGGCCGACAGGATGGGCCGCATAGGACTCGGCGAAGGTCTGATCGAAACTGCGCCCGCGGGCGTTTTCCGTGGTGCGGCCCAGCTGGGCGTTATATTCGGCGATGCCGGCGGCGACGACGGCCTGGAATACGTCGAAGTCGATGGCGCGGGTGCCGTAGTCCTCGGGCTTGGCGTCGATATGATGGCCGGTATAGGCGCCCTGACAGGCCGGCGACATGCTGACGATCTCTTCGAGGTCGCCAAAGGCCCGCTCGATCGGCTTGGCCTGGCCGTGGTGGGGCTTTGCCCAGTGCACGCGGATGCCCAGTTGGGTCAGCAAGCCCAGGGGCTCATCGTCGCGGATGGTGAAGCGGAAGCGCGTCTTCGCGCCGCCCGTCATCCACTTCGAGGCAAAGGCCCGGCCGTTATCCAGAGTGAAGTCCTGGGGGATGCCCCAGTTCTTCAGCAGGTCCGCCGCCACGAGGCGCGTCAATACGGCCGACTCGCTCTCACCGGTGCGCCACGCCAGGATCTTATTCGAATACAGATCCTGGATGACGACCGACACGGCGCGGCCGACGCGTTCGGGCTGGCCGTTGCGCGCCGGAAAGCGCACGAAGACGTCCCACTTGTGCCCGTCGATATTCACCGCCTGCATCGCCGTCAGGTCGCGGCGCGTGCGCTTTTGCGGGGGCAACGTCTCGATCACCGCTTCCATGCCCTGGCGCTTCAGGATGATCACATCCTTTGGCACCTCGGCGCGCAGCCGGCGTGTCAACGTCTTCGGATGCGGCAGGCTATCGGCGATGCCAAGACGCTTGGCCTCTTTGACTGTCTCGCGATAGGTGCGTTCAAAACCGACCGGCGAGGGCCGCAGATAGAAGCTCTTGAAATAGGTCAGCAGGCGCGGGTCGATATCGGCCTTGACACCGCCGCCCTTCCGACGCGGCGCCAGAGCCGGCAGCCGGTTAGCCACGTCGACCCCTTCGACCAGGGCGAACCAATTCCAGATGGTCGCCTTGCTGATTTGCAGGTCATGGGCGATGCGGATGACCGCTGCGTTCTTCTTCAGGCCGCCCATGACGGCCAGCTCGACCGCCTGGATGGCGATCAGGCGGCGCTTGGCCTCGTCCTTCGTCGTCTGGTTCTGCTGATCGAACCAGTCCCAGGTCGCGGGCGCAGTTTCCGCGCCGTCCTGGTCGTCATTAACGGCACCTTGGGGTACAGTTAGAAGCCCTCGGCGGGCCATTTCGAGGGCTGCCTGGGCGGGCAACAGGCTGACATGATACTCCAGGCCGCCGCCGCGGCCGGCACGGGGGCGCGCGAGGCGCAGGCCCTCCCGGTCGGTCCGTTCGGCCCAGTTTTGTGCGGCGGCGTATTCCACGACCCGATTGCGCTTGCCCCCCACCCCTGGGAGGTCGAGCGCCGCGAAATCGGCGGCGCTATACCACTCTTTCAAGCTGCCCTCCCTGCTCTCAGAATTCGGATGGTGCCGAGCTGCCAAAAGTCGGCTTGGCTCTCGGCCACGGCCTTCGCGACGGCGTATTCGATTGCGAAGATGTCGACGGACTTCAGCCGGAGGATCACGTCCTCGATCAGCAAGCCTTTACCTTCGGCCCTGCGTATGGTTTCGCGAACGAAGACCACTGCCCGCATCAATTCCAGTTCCCCGGTACCAGGCAGAGCGTCGTAGAGCCGGTAATTCAGATCGGCGAGGTGACCTTCCGGATCGAGAATGATCTCCAGCTGGCAATGGATGGGCCGTTGAACATGGGCATGGCGAATGCTGTTGCCGCTCATTGCCGCCCTCCGGTTTCGACAGAGGCCAGCAGGCGCCGCAGGTTGCTGCCGCGCCGGCGCTGGTGCACCCGTTCGGCTTCGAGAAGCCCGAGTTCTAGGTGGATCAACTCTTCGCCGACGACGATCTTCGCGCCGATCTTGTGCAGCAGCTCGTCCAGGACGTCGTAGCGGCGGGTGACCGCGACCAGGGCCAGGAAGCGCCCCAGGCTGATGTTGTGGGTGTTTCTGGCCTCGGAGGCATAGGCGTCCAGCATGGCCTTCGACACGTCGGCGCCAAGAATGGCCGACACCGACGCGGCCATTTCAATCCGCGGGCGATCGTCTTCCTTCAGGATGCGGGCGACGGCCTGGGCGACATCGCGATCGCCGTCCTTCAGCATGCCGTCGGTCGCCTCGGGAAACTGGGCGCCGAGGGCCAGGAGGGCTTGACCAGGATTGGTGGGGGGCTGCTTCTTGCGCATCAATCCGCCACCTGAATGCCAAGGAAGGCGCACATGCGCTTGACGTCATGGTAAGTCAGGGCGCTGGCGCTCAGACCCAGTTCGCGGTTGACCCTGCGGGCGATTTCCTGGGCCGTGAGGCTTTGGCCGGCCAGCCGGGTAACATACTGGCCGTAGGCGCGGACCTGGTTGGCGGTCTGTTGCTGTTCATGAGCCTTGACCGCCGCCTTCAGCTTCGAAGAGCGGTCGGCCTGCGCTGGTGTAACAACCAGCTCAGGCGTTACGACGATGTCTGACTTCGGGGTCCGCGCGGCTGCAAGCTCGGCCTTCAGCCGATCGATTTCGCCCTGCAGGCGCCCATTTTCGGCGACGATCGATGTCGTGTCGGCGCCATAGACCTGAAGCTTCTTTTGGGCCGACGCAAGTTCGACCTGGACACCGCCCAGGGATGACTCGGCCAACTGGGCGCGAGCCAGCAAATCCCGGTTCACCTCAGCAAGTCTTGTCACGGAGGCCTTCCATTCGTCCCGATCGGCGGCAGCCTTCGTCAGATCCGCGCGGAGGGAGCCAACAGTTCCCTCAAGCGTCTCGATATGGGCGAGTGCTGCGACGTGCTCGGCCTGAGCATTGTTGAGGTCAAGGCGGACTTCGACGAGTTCGGTCTCGGCGACATCGGCGCGCTTGGCCTGATCGTCGATCATTGCCAAAAAGCGCTTCCGCTCCTCGGCCGAAGGTTCGTCGCCGACTTGCGCGGCCTTCAGTGCTGCCTCCGCCGTCTCGGCACGGGCCAGCAGTTTGGCCACCATTTCGTCGGCATTGGTCAGCTTGCCTTCGAGTTCGCGGACTTTGACCTGCAGCCGCCCATTGTCACGATCGCGGTCGTCGCGTGAGACTTGGTCCTGGTCGACAATAACAACAGGCTTGGCCGCGGCGGCGCCCAGCTGCAAGATGGCGTTCGCCATCCGCGAAAGTTCGGCCAGGACGGCGGCCTGATGTGCCGCGGTGGCTTTGAGGTCGCTGCGCTTCATTCCGCGGCCTCCAACTTGTCGGCGGCGAAGATGATCGACACGCTATCCGGCACCATCTTCGCCAGTTCGCGCAGTGCGATGATGCGCTCCTTGCGACCCATGCGTCCGTAGGTGTCCACGAAGGTCGACAGCCGCTTCGTTTCGGGCGCCAGTACCGGGATCTTCTTAACGATGGCGATGGCGTCGGCCAGCGACTTGCCATCCTCCATCAGCTTGATGAGATCGCCCTGGTCGGACCAGTGAAAGCCGGCCAGTTTGCGCAAGGCGGCGGCATTGTCCGCGATCTTGAGCTTCCGAACCCGTTCCTGAAGCGAGGGCGGAATGCCGTTCAGCGCCAGAGTGCGGCTAACCGAGGACCGATGGAGGCCTAGCTTTACCGCCACCGTCTCTTGCAGTCCGAGCGATTTGTGCACGATGCACAAATCGTCATCTAACTGCTTTTTCTTGGCTTTTTCCGACCGGACGTCGGCATTTAATGCCCGCCCGTCCTGCGCGCCTTCGATGCCCAGTCGCGCTTTTTCGGTTTCGATCAGCTTAGTGACGAATCGCGCTTGGTCGAGAGGCGACAAATCAAGCCGCATGAGGTTTTCGGCCAGCTCGCGCGACATACGGTCCAACGCGTTCGCTGACCCGAGGAGTGCATCGACCTCGTCCCACTCGTTAATCCGATAGGCGGCCATCCGGTGTCCGCCGAACACGAGCCGAAAGCCAGATTTTCCGGGCATTTGGCAGACGTCGATTGGAACGAGCGGCCCATGTTCACGCATGTGGGCCGCGAGCGCGGCGGCGTAGTCCATGTCTATCGGACGAAGCCTTTGGGTGTCGTCGACCTCAGCCACTTTCACGCGGAGCAGGGTCTTGGGGGCAGGAAGCGCGGACATGTCTATTCGCACGCCTCAGATAGACGTTGCAGACGTGTATTCCGGCCCTTACGATATTCACGAACGTGAATAATGACGCGGCGACCTTTTTCGTCGTACCGGCTGGGCCAAATCTTATGGAGAGGAGTGTTCAATTGATCGGCGATGATCCGATCCGCTGTCGGAACAGCGACCTTTAGCGACTTGCGGCAAGCGCCTTCAGACAAGCCGTTCCTGCGGGCCAGCTCTGAAAGGGTTACGCCAGTCATGCGGACAGCTGCCTTGATCTGCTCGGCATGCCAATCCTTCTGTTTCGAACGCCTCGGACTTCCCATGATCGTAAATCTCATTTCACCTTCGAGAAAAGAGATTACACGAACGTGAAAATTGATCAAGCGACCATCACACGAGCATGGAAGAAAATATTTTCGACCCGGCCGCGTTTGCGACCCGTCTTCGAGACCTAATATATCCCGAAAAACATTCAGCTTTTGCCGTTCGCGCCGGGATCAGTATGTCTGTGCTCAGCAAATATCTCGCCGCTCCCGAGGGTCTCAACCCCAGCATCGACGTAGTCCTAAAGATATGTGATGCCACGGACGTGCAATTGGATTGGCTCGTTCGTGGAAAGGGTGATTCGCCGTCAAAGGAAGATGGCGTCGTCAAAGTGCCGATCTATGACGTGAAACTCGCGGCCGGCGCCGGATCGTTCGTCGACAGAGAGCGCCGATTGGGCGATATGCCGATTGATAAAGCTCTTTTGGCGACGCTCGGCCTGCGCAATGCCGACGGTCTTGGCATCCTCACCGCCCAGGGCGACTCGATGGTTCCCCTGATCTCCGACAAGGCCCGTGTCCTCGTCAACTTCAACGACCGGCGCCTTGCCGAAGGTGTCTTCGCCTTCCGCGTCGGCGACGAACTGAGAGTGAAACGCCTCCGGCCGGTAGGGCTCGGAGGCGTCGAAGCTATATCTGAGAACCCGATTTACCCACCCGACCGGTTGTCCGGTGATGTAATGGAGCACTTCGAGATCGTCGGCCGCGCCATCTGGGCCGGCACTATCCTTTAATCCTTGCAGATCATGAAGCGGAGGTCGCCGCCGCAGCCGTGACGTGGGCATTTCTCAGTCCTGTTCAACGTATCGACCGTTGCGAAAGGGCTGACGCCGGCGAGCAGCGCATCCGTAGCCGACATCGTGCGCTCAGTGTTGCAATCATCGCAGTAGCTCTTGATCAGCACGTCGCTGGAAAGCCGCTTCAGCGGTATATAGTGGCTTGCCTCCCCCTTATTCGGCTCCGCTTCGGCTTGCGGTTCTGCAATCAATTTCAATGTGGCTTTGGTCATTTTAACCTCCTTGGCTGACCCTCCATGTTCTATATTTGTTCTCATTTTGGACATGGAGTCAACGCGGCTTTGGCAGCATGTCGCCTGATGCTGACACTTTCAGGTTAACCCCGGTTAACGTATACTGCCTTCCAGAACGGGGGATTTCCTTATGAAACTGGCCTTTGCGTCTGCGGTTGCCTGCTTGATCGGTCTGGCCGCATGTTCCCAGCCCGCATCGCAGTCAGCTGCGGTCGAAAGCATCACTTCGAGCGCCAGTTCATTCAGGGTTGGCGACACCATGACGAACGGCGACCTGCAGCTGACGGTCACGAAGGTTGCGATCGCAAATTGGGTAGGCGAACGCTTCGCCCGTGAAAAGGCAGCCGACGGAGGCGAGCTTGTCGTCGTGGAGACAGCTATCAAAAACGCCGGCCAAAAGCCGATTTCGGCTTTTGAGCTTCCGAAGGTGAAACTCGTCGATCCTACGGGAACGGAATATTCGGAAGACTATGGAAAAACGGCCGCGTTCCAGATGGCCCATCCTGAACTCGACCGTAAAATGGCGAGCGACCTTAATCCGGATATCACTGTCACGGATGTGGCTGTCTTCGAAGTTTCAAAGGCGAAATTCAGTTACGATTCCTGGTTTATAACCCCGGGTGGTGGCACGTTGATAGCTTTTAAGCCTTCCGATGGTTACACGGTCAAATAGCGTTAGCCGACCTGGTACAGATGCTCTTCGCCCTTGCCGACGCGCACAACGCTGTGGGCCAAGGCGCCGGCCGGAAGATGTTTCAACAACTGCCCTTCATTGCCAGGCTGAAGGAACAGCCAGTCGGCCCATAGCTCCGGCCTCAGGATGACGATCTGCCGGTCATGATAGGGCGAGACGTCCGGGCCCGGCGATGTCGTCAGCATGGCGAAGGCGTTTTCTTCCGGCCAGTACCTGCCGGCGATCCCCATTATCGGCGCGCCCTGGAGGACGAAGCGGTGCTTGGTCTTTGGCGACTTTTCCCCAGTGAACTCGAAGAAGGCCGACGCCGGCACGATGCACCGCGGGCTGTCGGCAAAGTGCCGGCCCTCCGAGCGGAAATTGAACAGTGGCCCTTTGCCCGGTTGGGGCTTGCCGAAAGTGGCGCGCACGATCCGGGCGCCATTGCCTTCAGGGACGGCTACGGCGCCGCCCTGGCCGATACGGATGTCATCGGCGAACGGCATGGGGTCTTCGCCCTCGTAGGCCGGCAACCCGATGTCCAGCTGCTCCATGAGGGCTGTGTATTGCGAATAGGCGATATGCGACTCGTAGTCGTTGCACATGGGCGCCTCCTGTTCAGGGCCCTGAAGGTACTGCCTTGACTCTTGATCGGCAATTGGAACAAAGTGGGAACATAATGGAGCGTGTCCCATGTTGTTGCGTCCCGGTCTGTTGGTGGATCTCGAAGGCGATTGGCGCATTTACGAAGCCCAGCGCGTGCCGGGCCGAAAGGACGTCATCCGCGTTGGACAGCATCTCTATAATGACCGCTTCGAGCCGGTCAGTCCCGGTGCGCCGACGGTCGTCGACGCGATCGACGGCAACAGCGGCTGGAAGCAGCACAAGAAGGGCCGCGACGCCAAGCTTAAGCAGTGGGAAGACCGCATGGCCCGCGGCCGGGCCGAGGAAGCGCGGGCCAAGCTGCTGGCCAGCGCCGAGGGATGGAAGCACGACCGGCCGCTCAGCGCCTTTCCGCGTGAGGGGTTTCTCAAGATCACCTGCATCCGCTGCGGCCGGGTCCGCTTCGACCAGGTCGGCCGCGTTTGCGGCGAGGCGCGGCTCGGCAAGCTGACCGTTGCGCAGCTGCAGGCCGTGGAGTACTGCTACGGCTGCCACGACGCGGTCAGGATCGACTGGGAAAACTGAACCCGGTCAGTTCGCGCCGGTCAGTTAAGGCCCCTCGCGAGAGATTTTTCGCCGTTTTCCCGTGTTTTCAGCATCTTGTGAAACTGACCGGAAAATCCCAAACTGACCGCGCTTTCCGGTCAGTTCGGCATGCTGTCGACCACCGTGACCGCCCGCTTTCGCGCCCTTTCGACGCCCCTCGACCCGCGCCTTAAACCCTATCTAAAAGGGCCTAAGCGACCGTTTAACGGCCTTCTAAGGGCCTATTGAGCGAGATCGGGCACAACGCCCGACTTTTCCAGCCAAGACCCCTTTCCGACGTCTAAAACGCCATTTACTCTAGACACAGCTCATTTGCGGCCAGGATGCCGCAAAGCGGGCGAAAACCCAACCATTTCAAAGGCCCGTCCCACGAAATCCCGGTTCGTCCCTCAAAATCCCACCCCATCTGGGTACTCTAATCTCTTCTGTCCCATGACAGCCGTGGCGCGCTGGCCGTGGCTGTTCGCCGTCAATATCCCGCTGGGCCTCGCGGTCCTGCTGTGCGGCG